ATAAGGGTATATGGGTAGCTAAAAAGAGATACATATTGAATATCTATGATAAAGAAGGTGTTGTATATTCGTCTCCTAAAGTTGATGTTACAGGATTAGAGGGTGTTAGATCAACAACACCGGAAGCTTGTCGAGTAAAGATCAATGAAGCATATAATATAATATTGAACAAAGACAAAAAAACATTGATTGAGTTTGTGGATACTTTTCGTGAGGAGTTTAAAAAACTTCCAATTCAGGATATATCAATTACTATAAGTGCTAATGGATTAGAAGATTACTCTAATAAAGAATCTATCTATATCAAAAGAACACCTATTCATGTTAAGGGTTCTTTAATTTTCAACCATTACTTAAAACAGATGAACCTAATGAATCAATATGAGGAAATTAAAGAAGGGGAAAAAGTTAGGTATCTTTATTTAATTGAACCAAATCCATTGCATTCTTCTGTCATTTCTTTTGTTTCTAATTTGCCTAAAGAATTTGACTTAAACAAATATTTAGATTATAATAAGATGTATGATAAAACTTTTATCAAACCATTGGAATCTATACTTAATACTATTGGGTGGAAATTAGAGGAAGAATCTACGCTTGAAAGGTTTTTTGGATGAAAGAATTTAAATTGATTGTTAAAGATATGGAGAATGATAAATGAATATACTCAATACTTTATTGAAAGCAATAGGAAATGAATTTGCTTCTAAGGTATCTGATGGTAATGATTCAGATGTTGTTGGATATATTGATAGTGGATCGTTTAGTTTTAATGCGGCAATTTCAGGTACTATATATGGTGGATTTCCATCTAATAAAATTTCGGCGTTGGCTGGTGAAGAGGCTACAGGTAAAACTTTTTTCGTCTTGAATGCGTCTGAAAATTTTTTAAAAGTTAATCCAAAGGGAATGATATTTTATTTTGAGGCTGAAAGTGCTTTAACTACAGCAATGCTACAGCAAAGGAATATTCCATTAGATAGAATTGTTATTATTCCTGTTATGACGATACAAGAATTTCGTACACAGGCAGTAAAAGTTTTGGATGCTTATTTGGAAGAACTAGAAAATAAAAGACCACCTTTGCTTATGATACTTGATTCTTTGGGTGCTTTATCTACTACGAAAGAAATAACAGATACAGCAGAAGGTAAAGAAACTCGCGATATGACTGCTGCTCAGATAACAAGAGGTGCATTTAGAGTATTGACTTTGAAACTTGGTAGAGCCAAAGTAGCATTGCTTGTTACAAATCACACCTATGAAGAAATTGGAATGTTTCCTGCTAAAATAATGACTAAAGGTAAGGGATTGTATTTTGCTGCTTCTTCAATATTTTATTTGAGTAAGAGTAAAAAGAGAGAAGCTGATAACGAAGTAACTGGTGCTATTATTACTGTTTTAGTAAATAAGTCAAGATTGACTATTGAGAATAAAAAGGTTGAAACATTGTTGGATTATCAACATGGGTTGAATCGCTACTATGGATTGTTGCCAATTGCTGCAAAATATGGAATAATCAAGAAACTTTCTAAGCAGTATGAATTTCCCGGTCAGAAAGCAGCTTTTGAAAATCACATCTATAAGAATCCAGAGAAGTTTTTTACGAAAGAAATTCTTGACAAGATAGATGAAGCTTGTAAACAAGAATTTTGTTATGGTGGTGGAATGGTAGAAGAGGAAGAGAAAGAATGACAATAGTTCTACATTTTGCTCATTGGTGGATTTATGTTTTGATTGGTTTTGGCGGCATTGTTGTTGGTGGGGTTATTATTTTCTTATTGGTGAGTGATGCTATTTCGCGTGCAATTATGAGAGGATTGGGTTGGTAAATGTATAGATTGTTACTTATTGATAATTATGAGTATAGTAAATGATGGAGTGGTATAGGAAGTGGAAGTATAAGAAGGGTAGATATTGGAAATTTTATTTACCTGGTGATGGTGATCATATTAATGGTATTGCTATTGAGATTTTAAAAGGTAAATGGCAAGATCTTGTTTTTGCTATTGAACCTATAATACTTGATAATAACGGAAAATTCACATATAATTGGGAGATTGTTAGATATTCTCATGATTGGAGCATGGTGGGTTCAAGTATATCTAAAATAATTGATGAAATAGTTGAGCAAGCAATGAATGAGATAATTAGTAATTATCGTGGTTTAAGACAAGAGGTAATGAATGAACAAGAAGATAGAACAAGTTATTCTGAAGAATTTGTTCCAGAACGAACAGTTTGTACGAAAAATATTTCCCTATCTTAAAGCAGAATATTTTCAAGATAAGTCTGAGAGAATAATATTTGAAGAGATACACTCTTTTTTATTGCAATATAATACAGTTCCGAGTATTGAAGCTGTTGAAATTGCTATAACAACTAAAGAGAACGTGTTTGAAGATGAGTTGAAGATAGCAGAAGAATTGCTTGAATCTATAAAAACAGATACTTCTACTGAAACTAATCAAGAGTGGTTGTTGAATGAAACAGAGTCTTTTTGTAAAGACCGAGCATTACAAAATGCTCTATCAGAAGCTGTAGAGATTTATGGTAATCCAAAACACAAAAAAACGAAGGGAGATATACCAGATCTTCTTATAGATGCTTTAGGTGTTTCTTTTAATCCGTCTTGTGGACATGATTATATTGCCGATTCTGATGAACGATATGATTCTTATCATCAGAATAATAAGAAATATCCATTTGATTTAGATTTCTTTAATAGAATAACAGATGGTGGTGTTGAAGAAAAAACATTGATAGTAATTTTGGCTGGTACAAATATCGGTAAAACTTTGATGATGTGCCATTTTGCTATTGCGTTTTATTTACAGGGTTTAAATGTTTTGTATATTACATTGGAAATGTCAAAGAAAAAAATTGCAAGACGAATGGATGCTAATCTTTTAGATGTTAATATAAATGAGCTAAAGTTACTTCCTAAAGAAATCTATCAAAAGAAAATTGCTAAAGTTAAAGCAAAGACAAATGGAAGAATAATAGTTGAAGAATTTCCAACAGCAGCAGCTAGTACAATTCATTTTCGTCATTTGTTGAATGAGTTGTATTTGAAGAAACAATTCAAGCCTGATGTTATATTTGTAGATTATCTTGCTATTTGTGCTTCTTCAAGATTAAAACCTGGGGTTGCTGGAATGTATTCTTATGTGAAAGCTATTTCAGAAGAACTTAGAGGAATGGCAACAGAGTTTAATGTTCCTTTATTTACTGGTGCTCAGAGTAATAGAGTTGGATTTTTAGATTCTGATCCTGGTTTAGAGCATACTGCGGAATCTTTTGGATTGCCAGCTACGGCTGATTTGATGTTTGTAGTAACATCAAACGATGAGTTGGCGAGAGTGGGGCAATTGATGATCAAGCAGTTAAAAAATCGTGATGAAGACGTAAACAAGAACAAAAGGTTTGTAATTGGAGTGGATCGTAATAAGATGCGTTTATATGATGTAGCAGAACAAGAACAAACTTTGGTTGATGATGGTCAGGAAGAAAAAAATGAATTGAGGACTACGGGGAAGTATGATAAGTTTAAAACTTCTTCATAAAGGTAATGAAAAATCTTCTTGTTGCCAAAAAGAAATTAGAAAAAATAAGAAAGGAAGTTCTTTCGTGGAATCCAGATATAAAAGCTGCTTTGGTTTCAAGGAGGTTTAATAAAGAATTTAAGACATTATCAGTAAAATTTAGATTTGAGAAAATGAATAATTATTTTGCTGCTGGTGAATATGATCCATATAGAGAATCTACAAAAGAACCTAAATATCTTATATATTTGGGATATGATAAAAGATTTTCTATTTGGTTTTGGTTAAATACAGATATGTTTTATGAAGAAGTGTATTTAATTTTATCCCATGAGTTTAGGCATGGTTATCAGCATAGAAAGAGAAAGTATAAAGTGTTATTTCATAATAAAAGAATTAGTACATTATTTGATTACTATACTAATAAAGATGAATTAGATGCTTATGCTTTTGAGGTAGCAAAGGCATTTGAAATGTATAAAAAGAAAAAAATGTTGTTTTGTAATTATTGGGTTATTGATGCTTATAAAAAAGTAGTCAAACCTATCTCTCCAAAAATGTATAATAGATTTTTGAAGAAGGTCTATTTGTTATCTGAAATATAAGGAGATTTATCTGATGGCTGGTCATGCTGGATTTCTTTATGAGGATAAAATAAATAGAATTCTCAAAAGAGCAAAGTTACAAAGATCTAGTTTTAGGTCTGCTGGTGCTGCTTCAAATGCACCAGATTCTGAATTTATAAAGAATAAGCGTGATTGGAAACTTGAAATTAAACTTGATTTGACAGCGGATTTTGGTCAGGGTTCTTTATCTTATAATTTGAATAAGAAAAAATGGATAATAGTAGGTGCAAAAACTCATTCTGCTGAACAAATGCATGAATTTTTAGAATCTATTGGAGTAACTAGAATTGTCAATAGGGCATGGAAAAATGCTGGTGCTCCGAGAAGATTTACTATTCCTTTGGAGAGTTATACTAAAGAAGATGTAAATCATGATTATAAAAAGTTTAGAAGTATAATTGTTAGTATTCCAACATCAGCGGTTGAGAAGTATTATAATAGTAAGAAAACATATTATATACAAATAGGTTCTGGTTTTGGTATGTATTATATGGGTAGAGATTATGCTAAAATTGGAGTACCAAGATTTAATCCAAATTTAAAATTAAGAATTAGAATTAAGCGTGGTGGTTCTCATCCAATTTGGAATTATAGATTTTCAACAGCGATTATTGTTAGAAATGTTCCCATGAAATCTAAATTTGATATAGAAAAGGGTGTTGAATTTTTGAAATAAAATAATGAGGTTATTATGAGTAAAATATTGGTTTGTGGTGGTAGTGGGTTGATTATGTCAAACTCATTAGCGGGGTTTAGAGCGATTCTTGAAATAATAGACACTCTGCCATTGGTTTGGTCCAAACGCCGCTCTAATGGGCTTAGATTCGGTTAAGTGTGGCAAATAATGTATAGACTGTTTCTCAAAACACATAATAAAGGACTGAAATATCTCTGTAAATCAGAGCAAGAAGAGTGGAAGAAATATTTAGGATCTGGTGTTTATTGGAAACGATATTTGAAAGTTTACGGAAAAGGTATAGAGACAAAACTTTTATTTGAGACTAATGATTTAGAAGAGTTCAAAAAGGTTTGTCTTGCTGAATCTAAAGAACGTAATATAGTAGAGTCTGAAGATTATGCTAATCTCATAATGGAAAATGGAGTTGATGGAGGAGGGGGCGGAGATTATTGGTTAGGTAAAGGAGGTAAAGATCA